TAAAAAGCCCCCTGAGAAAGTATTCAACGTGGTGATCCAGTGCATCCTCACACTGCTCAATCGTCCAGACGGTTCCGGGGTTAATATCAGGGCCGGTTGCACCCCAGCCTATTGTCCAAGGATGCCCACGGGTTCCGGGGTCGGGATAAGCTGTTACACGTCCATCAGGCAAACGCTTTGCTAGCCCTTCAAAAGGCTTAATCAGTACATCTTTGCAAAGCTTTTTGGCCTCTTCATTCATGACTCAAACCGATTACGTTTTGAACAATTTTCGGATGCCGGTATCACTTGCAGATTGATTGGCACATGAAGCCCGCAGACGTTTTTACCTTTTAACGGAATGATGTGATCAACGTGCCACACAAACCCAAACAACTGTGTTCGCAATTTTGCTAAGTCGTACGCTTCTTCAAAAAGCCAATGATCATCTTCGGTTAGCCAAGATGGAGTGGCATTAAATTTTTGGGCATGACGTTTCATGCAGTTGGCGTTAACCTTAGCCGCGTTTTGTTTTTTCCACTCGGCTACACGTTGTTTTACTTCAGTTTTATTTCTTTGATAGTTTTCGGCCATGTTAGCTGCATGTTTTTCTTTGTTTGCCAAATAATAAAGGCGTTTCTTTTCCAGTTTTATGCGGCGTTGCTCGGCCTTTCTTTGCTCAACAACCTCTGGGGGTTCGGGAGGCTTTCGTCTTGTTTCATTTATGCACGGTTGGCACCACCCCTGATAACCATCCTTATTTGCTTTGCAAAGGGAAAAACTTTCAAATGGTTTTGTTTCTTTGCACCGGCTACATGTTTTCATTATTAATTAACACCCGCTTTATATCGTTCCAGGCTTCTCCCAACGAACCAAAACGTGATACACATTGTAAAGACACCAAAATCATCTTCATCCCAGCACTTACTTATAACCTCTGCCCAATCCGCACCCGTTTTAAACGCGATAACAAGCGCAGCCGCCTTGACTGCCGCATACATAAAGAACAAAGCCCAAGTAATGCCCGGACGCACCAACGCCGAGACAGCAGCCACAAACCAACCCGCTGCCTTAGCCGTTTCAGCTTGCTCTTGAAACGCAGCCTTGATGGTATCCATCTGCTGAATGGAGTAGTCAACATACTTCTCCTCCATCTTAAATTCACCGCGCATCTTCTCCAGATCGGTCTGGAGTTGGAACATACTGAGTTCATGCTGACGTTCGTTTTTCTTGTCCAAAAACTTGAGGACTTCAGGGGCAAGCCGAAAGATGCCACCAAAGATGGAGCCTAGTAGACCACCACTGAGCAGTTCAAACATGGTTACCCCTTAGCCGTTACGATGTCGGCACCTTTCTTAACCGTCACCTTGCTGCCCTCAACATCAACTTGCATGGGTGGTTCGGCACGATCAAGCTTGTCCAAACGTGTGATGAGATCCTTGATAACTTCAAACTCAGGCTTTTCCTGCTTGGGCGCAGTGCCTGCGATCCCATTCAGCATTTGAATAAGAGCAGTAAGTGAAGCACCAAGAAGACCCATAACAGCAGCAATTTTTTCGCCTTCTAAAAAGAGGGACGCACCGACACCCACGAGTACAATCAGGAAGATGTAAAGCAAGCCATCTTCACCGATGGCTTTACCAGCAACTTCCTTGGCTGAATCTTGAGCCTTTAGCTCTTCAAGCCTGATCTTGGCTTGCGCTTTGAGAACCGCTAACTCGTGGGTTTTATCGTCCATTTACTGCTCGTCAACCTTAGCTTCCAGATCCACTTTCACTTGGGGTGATGCTTGCTCTTGGATTGCTTGGACAATCTGAAACACTTCGCCATAAGGACGGGTGCCTAGATATTGCAAGATACCGTTAATCAGTGAAAGTTTTAAGGTGATGTCTTGATCGTTCATGTGTTGCTCCAAGGCAGGGGTGGTTGAATGGTTACAGGGTTAATCTGAAGGTCGATATTGCTCTGCACCGCAGCTTCGGCGCTATCTTTGTCCACGCCATTGGCCCATATCCAATTCAACACTTCTTGCTGTGTCAGGTTGGCGTAAGGGATAAAGCTTGCAGGGTCGGCAGGCGGTAGTGAGCAAGTGGAATAAACCGATGCTGTGTACGTCTTGCCATTGTCTACTTGCTCACCGTTACAGGCCCAACCCACTGTGATAACGGCTTCAGGTGGTGTGGCTGATGTGGTGGTTGTCTGCATCCATTGAACTTGCCAAACTGGGGTCATGTTAGTTTCCTTCTAAAAGTGCGACACGCTGTCGCAGGGATTGCAACTCAGCAATGATGTTTGCGATGAACTCAGCCGAGCCGTACTCCATTGCTTGCATTTGCTCACCATCTTTTTTACCAACCACGGAACCAGGAGAAACTTCCTGAACCTCATGAGCAATGAACCCAACACCTCTACTACCGTCTGCTTTCCAGTTCCAAGTCTTGGGTTTAAGTGCGTCAATGAATGCGCCGCTTCCGGTCAGTGGTTGATGGTTGTCTTTGAGGCGGTAGTCAGATGAGGTGTTGTAGGCGGTTGCTGTAGAAGTTACAGAAATTGATCCAACAAGTGTTGTAAAAGCGGTCCCGTGATAAAACTGCGCAACATTTCCATCACTACTTCGGCTTAGTGCCGCGCATGTTCCAGTGCCTGCGGAGGCAGTAACTTCAAAAGCAGAAGCCCAGTTTGTAGAAGAAACTTGAATGCCTTTTGACAGATTTGCGTTAGCACTCGTCGTCCCCACCAGCAAATCCCCCCCGCTGGTGATACGGGCGCGTTCGGTGCCGTTGGTGTAGAAAAGTAAAGGGTATGCGTTAGAAGAAGAAACAGCAGCCTCGCCTGTATCCCTCACCCCCGCATACAAAGAGTTCAGGCTGTTGCTTACCTTCGTCCAATTAAACTGCGCTGCTGAATTCCCAACCCACAGCCTTACGCCACTTTCGGTGCTGGTAGTGCCGACTGCAAGGTTCCCACTCGCATCCAGCGTCATCGCCTGCGTGAAGGTGATAGCGTTTCCTGCGGTGCCGGAGCCTGCTTGATACCAAGCAAAACCATTTCCTTCTATGCCAAATCTTGCTGCAGTTCCATTGAATTTGTATTTATTACCGCCTGAATCAAGAACAGTATTGGTGTAAAGGTCAATACCATTTGTATCCTGACGGAAACCCAATGTGCTTTGGTTGTTAGAGTCTCCACCTTCAATCACTTTGTAGTAAATGTTTGACCAAGCACTCGGCGTCACCCCAAGGCCGAGGTTGCCGGAGGAGTCGAGGCGCATCTTTTCAGTTACAACACCAGCACTTGCCGATGTAGAAAAAATCATCGGCCCTGCCAAAAGACTGCGAATGCTAAAAGTGCTATTTGTGCCATCAACAAGAATGTCACCACCAGTGTTAGCCGCACCGTTCCTCTGAATCAAGAGTTGCGTGTACTGTTGACCGCCATTGTCCAACAAGAAGCCAGTAGCGTTGCCACCAACAACGTGCAACTTATAAGAAGGCGAACTCGTCCCAATCCCCAGCCCTGTGCTGGTGAGGCGCATTTGTTCGGAGTTGGCAACTCCAAACACCATTGGCACTGCTGCCTGATCGCTCCAAATATCAAAAGCGTCAGCACGTACTTGCAAGTAACCAGTGCGAGTGCCAGAACCGTTTTGGTAACGGACCAGCGCATTTGCGTTGTTGATGTTTAAGCCAGTAGACGTTGTTCCAAGTTCGGTCCCGTTAAACGTCAGCGCACTACCGCTTGTCGCCACCTTGGAGCCGTTGAGGTACAGGACGCCGTTGGCAGTTCCGCCGGAGAGAATAGGGTTGGCAGTTACAGAAATAACGCCCGTGGAGTCAGCAATACTTGCCGCAGCCGTACCGTCCTTAGCTTTGATATTCGTGACTTCAATATTGGTAGCGTCAAGTGTTGTGATGTTTAACTGCGCCACTCCAGACACGTTATTGGAGTCATCAATTGTGATACCGCTACTTTGTAAAATCTTACCCGTCGTACCATCAAACCTTGGGACTGTATTGTCCGTTGTCGATCCAGCACCTACCGTACCAACAATCACATAGTCCGTACCGTTAAAAGCAACAAGAGCCGACTGTCCGGGGAGTAGCGTCACACCCGTCTGACCCGTAGCTTTAAAAGTCAGGCTATAAGTAGCGTCTGCGTTAATGAGTCGGTAAGACCGAGCAGGACTTGTACCCGTATTACCTACCGTAATGGTGGAGTTGGCAGCAAGTGAAGTGACCCTAAAGCCTGCATACTGTGCGCTGGTTGCGCTTATATTTGTTGCCGATGAATCACCCTCAGTGGTTTCAATCGTTAAAGCACCCGCTGTAAAGTTGGCGCTTGTTAAATTTGACATACCCGCAATCGCAATATCCACGTATTGCGTCAAACCATTGTTGGTCGTGTCGCCCCAAGTACCCGATTCCGTACCCGTAACCGGGAGGGGAAGATCTAAAAGGGTTGTGCGGTTAACAGTCATGATTCACCTCAAGTCGAAATCGGTGT